CGAAGGAAAATGGAAGATGGCGATGCCAAGCGTGATGCTCAACGCAACATGACTTGGTTTGCCCTTTCAGGTATGATTTTATATCCTTTTCTTATTCTAATTTCTTCTGCTCTTGGGCTTGATAACGCTGCGGAGCTACTTTCAGACACCGCTAGTGTTTATGTTATTGCGGCCTCTGGTGTAGCTGCGGCCTACTTTGGCTTCAATGCACTGGAGAGCAAGAATGACTAAACTGTCAGAAGATTCGGAGTTCACAGTCCCTCTGAAAAACCTTATTGCTTTGATTATAGCTACAGCGCTAGCAGCAACAGCATACTTTCAGATAAATCAAGAGTTGGCGCATCAATCGTTTCAACAAGAGATTATCTGGGGCAAGGTGAGAGAACAAGAAGACTGGATTGACAACTTTAGACCGCCCCCTGAAGTTTTAGCAGCAATGGCTAAACAAAGGGAGCTTGAACTACTACTAAATAATCTTAAATCAAGACTTGAGTTTATTGAAAACGGACACAATGACGGCGACTTTCACTAAGCCCGTACATATATAAAAGGAAATACTATGAATAAACTTGCAACAAGTGCAGCAGCACTTCTTATGCTTTCTGCCCCTGCTTTTGCAGCGGGTGTTGAAGTAGCACCTCTTATTGCTACAGCTACAGAGGAACCTCTTGATCGCTCCTATCAACTGTATGGTTGGGCAGAGTATGGCGTTGAGGATGAACAGTTTGAATCTGCTTTAGGCATTGACTACTTCCTGACAGACCGCCTTACAGCGTTTGGCGAAGTTAGCGTCATTAAAGTAGATGGAGAAGAGCTTGATTTTGACACCTTTGATTTAGGTCTCAGCTACTCTTTAACTTATAACGTTAGTGCTTATACTTTCGTTGAGTTTGACAATGATTTTGACTATGAAAATCTAACAGTAGGTATGTCTTTCGTATATTAATTAGCTCTTTAATAAGGAAACATTTATGTCCAAACGCAAATCCCGTCACAACAGAAACGAGAACGTAATAAGTCTCTACTCTTTTAGCGTCCTTCCTAAGAATGAAAAGCAAGACCTTCTCATTCAGTCCATAAAGAACTTCCCACTCACGGTTACGATGGGTTGTGCTGGAACAGGAAAGACGTATTGTAGCGCAGGAACAATAGCACAGCTATTCACAACTAGCCGTAATGGTTATGATAAGATAGTTTTAACTCGTGCTAACGTTCCCACTGGTAAATCGTTAGGCCACTTTCCTGGGACCATAGCAGAGAAGATGACACCTTGGCTACTGCCAATGTTAGAAGTTCTTCAAAAGTCTTTTGGTAAGGGTAAGTTTGATTTTATGTTAAGTAAAGGGCAAATAGACATACAACCCATTGAAACCATTCGTGGTAGATCTTATGAAAATGCTTTGGTTCTTGTTGATGAAGCACAGAACCTCTGCATGGATGAGTTGAAAGCAATAACAACCCGTATTGGGGAAAACACAAAGTTAGTATTAATGGGAGACCCCGCACAGTCTGACGTGAAGAACGGCGAAGACCTTGTGGAGTTTTGTAGAAAGGTCAGTAATAGTGGCATTGACTTGCCTATTATTGAGTTTGGAGTAGATGATATTGTACGCTCCGATATTGTAGCAGACCTTGTTAGGCTGTTTATAGAAGAACGTATGTAGAGTGGCTCATAGAGAGCCTCTTAGCCACCCTGATGGGGTTATCCATTAAGAGGGTTAAGAGGCTCACCTATGGGGCATAGAGAGAGAGTTTGAATGTATTACACTGAAGAAGAGATGTTAGGGGCGCTGGAGCGAGCCACTGATACTATAAATCTCTTAACCGCTTCCTGTACAGAATACACAAGGGGTTTTAACGACTGTTTCGCCCTGCTTGTTGAGTATGATTTAGAACTCAGAGGAACAAGCAAGGCTAGAGACGTTGTTACAGGCTCTTGGGACTCAGTCAAAGACTGGTGTCTGCAACTTGCCCGTAAGGGTTATAGCGTTGAGAGCTACCTACAGTATTGCAATTACGAAATTGTAAAGGACAAGAGACCTAAAATTGGTGATATTGCTTACTATGAAGGCGGTATGATTAATAATGGGGACTTTTGGATTTCAACTAATGAAGAAAACACAGGGGTATATAATAGAATGATGAAAAAGTTCTATGAGAGGAAGATCCCGATAATTGCTAGACCACTGAGGAGCTAACTATGGATATGCCAACCTATTACTACAAGGGATCCCCTATTGCGGCTCCTTTAACTATTACATCAAATGAACCTATGTTTGATGGAGACACAATATCGCTAAAGAAGCTAAGAGCAACACAGGGCGCTCAACGATGGGAAATGTCTTTTACTACTGTCCCACAAGGTGAGGACATCGGTAGGCACTTTGTTGAAGCAGTTCATGACTATCATAAACCAGACAGTATGGTGATGCCTCAATTCAAGGAGGTTCTTAGACGAGACACTCTGAGAGGACCAATGTTTACTCTAAGTCAAGCTGAGAAAGGTGATAAGACTTTCAAAATAAATAACGATAATAGAAACTCTGGTACGTACCCTCAAGGCAGCTTCTTTAAGTTTTATAATCACGATAAGGTCTATTTAAACGTTAATGACATCGACTTAAATGGTGACACAAACAGAACTGCGGAGATTTACCCTCCTCTTGTAAGAACTGTTCCTCCAAATACTCTTGTAAAAGTTTGGGATGATTGCAACTTTGTCTTCTTTAAAAACATAGATAACCAGCGTGGAATTTCTTTCTCAGATGGTATTCTAACTAACGTTGGAACTATAAATCTTGAGGAGGCAATATAATGAGAGTGTTCTCACCCTCCGTTCAAAGAGTGTTAGATTCTGATGTTATTAAATACTTCTATCTTATTGATCTTGAGTTCTCAGGAGGTAGCGGTAAGAATAATTACTATTTTACAAGTTATAGTTCGGACATATTCGCTAACGGTAAAAACTATGTAGCAGAAGGGGGTTTGTTTGAGATAGACAGCCCAAGTTTTAGTACTATTGTTGATAGAGAAGCTTACAAACTCTCTATACTTGACTTTAGAGATGAGATAGCTGCAGAGTTTAAAGTTAATGTAGTAGGAAAACCTATAAAGGTGAAGCTAGGCATACTAGATGAGGCTAACCGCCCTCTAATTAACGCTGAAGACCTTATTGACGTTTATGATGGCTATGTGGATTCCCCAAGCGTTTCTATTGACTGGGAGACAAAGGTAGCACATATTGAAGGTACGTCTCCAATGTCGGACCTTGATAGTGTTAATCCTTTCATCACTTCTAAGTCAGGAATGGACCAACGTAGTAAGTCAGATACATCCTTTGACAATATATTCTCAGATTCAGAAGTAGAGATAAAGTGGGGTAAAGATTAATGGCACAGTTTGCAATTCAAGCTGCAATTATGGTTGCTTCGGCGTTATACCAACGCCACCAACAAAAGAAAATGGAACGAGATGCTGATAAGAATAAAGGCTTAATGATCCCTACAAGGGGTGAGGCAGCGTATGTTCCTATTGTTTATGGTAAAGCCGCTCTTGGCGGGATGGAAACGAGACACTTAACAAGCAAAACTATAACAAACTACTCTAGTAATGCGGATAGTACTTTTAACTATGAACTACCAAAGAATACTTTCACAGCTAGTGATAACGAATTCTTATGTATTCAGTCTGCTCTTTGCCAAGGTGAAATTGGGGGTGTTCAGTTTGTTATGATTGATGACAAACCTTACAACATGAGAAACTCTAAGTTCCTACACAGAATTGAAGCACACCACCACGGTGGTACCGCTTGTAATATGGCAAGGGCTAACGGCCACTTATCAACAGATAGCTTTACTGGTTGTTCTCACGTCACTTCTCTCTATAAGTATAAGAGGAAAGACCCTGGTTATCGTGGAACCCCAAAGCCCACCTACTTTATAAAAGGGCGAAAAATTAGGACTATAAACAGTAATTTGACTCTAGGGGGTAGAGTTTACTCTAATAACCCTGCGCTTGTCTTACTAGACTACCTTCTGGACCCTGACTATGGGAGGGGCTTGCCTGTAAGTAAAATTGATTTATTTAGTTTTAGACGGTCGGCTCAAATATGTGATACTACCGTAGCATCTAATGTTGTTCTAGGCGGCAGGGTAAACGGTCAGCTACCCATTCAAGGATATAACAATAAAGGCCAGTTCCCCAACGAAGGGGATGAAGAAGTAATTTATCATGACATGTCAGCAGGCAGTAATAATGGCTACTATAAGTGGGAGCCTGATGACCCAAATGATGAAGAAAACACTAAGGGTGAGTACGTCTTAACAACAATTAAGACAAGAAACTTGCCTCTGTATGAGTGTAATATTTCTCTAGATTCTGAAGCAAAAATCAGAGATAACATTGAGCGAATATTAAACACAATGGGGCTAGCTGAACTAGTGTGGTCTTCTTCAGGACAGTACAAGCTACTCCTAGAGTATCCTGATAAAGATGACAACATTGAAAACCTTGTAGTTGCTAAACATATATTTACAGATGATCAACTTGTTAGGTCAGAGCTAAACATTAACTATATGTCAGCTAACGAGAGGCTTAATCAAGCCACTGTTAATTTCTATAACGAACACGAAGACTTTAAAAGCGACTCTGTAACTTGGCCTGAAACGGGTTCTTCAGTTCATAATAAGTTTCTAGCAGAAGATAACCAACAACCCTTCACTAACTCTGCAACCCTAGACGGTATTACGGACCCTTACCATGCTCTCGCTAAAGCTGAACAGATGGTGCGTATGGCTCGTGAGATGAAGAGCATTAAGTTTAAAGTTTCAAAGGTAGCTTTAGGATTAGAACCTGGAGACTTCTTTAAGGTTGTCTCCGATATTTCTGATTTAGATGAAGTTTATAGAGCAACAAAGGTTTCTGTTAGGGAAGACCTAACGGTAGAGGTTGAGGGTTATTTGTTCAATAAGAACATGCTTGCTTGGAATGTTCCAGACAATGTAGCCTATGCAGTAAGACCTAAGTATAACTGGGTAATACCACCTGTAACTAACTTATTAACTTATATTGGCTGGGATTTAAACCCAGATGGTACAGCAAATAAAGTCCCTTACCTACACGTTCAATGGGACCACCCTGGAAGTTATCAGTTTGAGATTGAGTACAAAGACACACGACTTCCACAAGCAGGATGGCAATCTATTATAACAAGGCTTATGGTCTATAGAATTTATGGTATTAACCCAAAGGCGTCTTATAACGTTAGGGTGAAAGCTATCAGCGCTATGGGATCACCAAGCAAAAATACACAAGTAGATCATCAAAACGGACAAGATACTCAACCACCTGGAGTTCCTCAAAACCTAGAAGCAACAGGTAAGTTTGAGCGTATTCTACTAGAGTGGGAGAACCCTCCTCAACTTGATTTTATCTATACAGAGATTTGGGAGTCTTCGACAGGACGACTAGAAGACGCAAAACTTATTGAGGGGCAAATACAGTCAGACTACTATGAACGTGCTAATCTTGGTATTTCAGAGACGTGGTACTACTGGGTAAGGGCTGTTGATGTTGCAGGCAACAAAAGTGGCTACTCAAACAGAGCCAAAGCTGAAACAACCTATATTGATGATGAAGACTTTGTTAATAACATAAAAGACCTGTTCAGCGAGCAGGGTATGCATATGATTGAGGACGTGGATTCCTTACCCGAAACAGGGACCCCAGGTATGCAAGTTTATAACAGAGAAGACGGTAAGCTTTGGAGTTGGGCGCAAGCCAAACTACCTATTGATGAAAATAACAATAATCCTGACCTAGTAGATCCTAATTCTGAGTATATGTGGCGTTTAAACATCACAGGTGTTAATATTGATGACATCAATGGTAAGGTTGAAGCTGATCATATTATGGCTAATACAATCACAGGTGGTCTTATAGCTGCTTCTGGTGTTATTACTAAGTCTGCTCAGATTGAAAATGCTCTAATCAAAAACGTTCATATCTCAAATGCTTATGCTGACCGACTTGATGCTATAAAGATTAACGCCTTCCATGTTAATACTGGGCTGCTAGAAACAAGGCGCATAATGCTTAATCAGGTTACTATGGACACGGACAGTGCAGGCTACATTACTGTTGCTAGTAAAGGTATTGACACCTTCCAAATTAGACCAAGCGCTGTTACCTCTGTTGGGAGTACCTATAGAAACAGCGCTGTTAATGTCAGCCATAACGGATGGCAGCATGTCGCCTCTTTTAGCGTAAACTGTGTGGGTGGCAGACCTGTTCTTGTAGGCTCTACCTGTACTCTTAGAGGCATGTCAGGGGGCTACCCCGATGTTGGCTCTACAGGCTACCAACTTAGATGGAACAACGGTGCTATTCTGTCTGGCGCAGGGTCAGGGGAGTTTTCATCATCAAGGTTAGTCTCTTCTGGTGGCGGCAATAACTCTTTGTCGCTTTACGCAACCGCTTATAGAACTTGGAACGGTAATTACTCTCAAGTATCAAAGATATCCCTGTGGGCATTGGAGTTGAAGAAATGAGAAATGATGATATAGAAGAAATTGTTATTCTACAGATGACAGGATATGACCCTCAAACGGGGGAAATAACACAAGTATTAGAAGGCCCCAAGGGCATACTAGTTGTACCTGATGATACAGCGGAAGAGGCTTTTATCGAGGGTTATGGTGATGACAAGACTCAAAAAGTAGTTAATGGGCAGATAGTGGATAAAGATGCTAGTACAATAGAAGCAGTGGAAATAGAGGAATCTTGGGATAATCTCTATGAGACTAGGACAAGGCTACTTTATACCTCTGACTGGACTCAAGTCCCTGACGCACCTGTAGATGCCGCAGCTTGGGCTGCGTACCGACAAGAGCTTAGAGACCTACCAGGTAATACGCCAGACCCTCGCTACGTTGTTTGGCCTACACCCCCTCCTTCTACACTTTCTTCAAGGTTCGGAAGCAGGGCTTCCTTTGAATAGATAAACCCTTATAAATAAGGTAAATCATTTTTATTCAGAATAGG